CAATATTAGGTGGTTAGTATGACTCAAGAATTAAAAGAAGATATATTAAACTATATAACTAATAACATAACTCCAACTGATAAAGATGATACTCAAATATTAGAGAAAGTAGAAAAACGTATAAAGCAACAATATAATGAACTTTTACCAGAATACTGGCAAGATTTAAGAATAACGGGAATTATAAAATCATCAACAAATGGCAATTATATCTTATATGGTGGTTATATTGTAGAAAATGGGGAATATATAGAAAGTGATTCTAGGGGTTTAATTCTAATATTAGATGCTTATTTAAACCCAATTAAATCAATATATAAGTTTTCTTCAGGAACACTATTAAGACCTATCCAAAAAATGATACAAGTTGAAGATGGAACATTTGTAGCAGTAGATAGCACAATATTTACACGAAAAGAAGATAGAAGGCAAATACAAACTAATACCAAGAGATTTATTATGTTAAATAATATCTCAATAAAAGATACAACAAATGATTATAGAGTAATATTAAGAACATCTTATAATATACCCTACTCTAACTTTTATTGTATAGATATGTTAAAAAACCCTAATTCTGCTCATTATGTTATGGCAGGAGCTATGTATATACCATATAATTCCAGTATTCACTTACATAGTGTAAGAGTAATAGAATTAAAGGTAAATGTAGGAGAAGCAAATGAGTGGACTGAAAAGACTGCACCTGCAAATAGATCGTGGATATATGGTGGTTTTTATGGAGAATTTGATAACGATGATATTTTAACTTGGAAAGCTATTATGACATATAACGAAAACCAACAAGTAGCATTATATAGCTGGGATGGAACTAATTTAAAAACTATATTAAATCATTCAAATACATTAGAACCTTATGTAGACTCTCTATCAATGAATAACCAAGCTCAATTTATAAATAGAGATGAATTATATTTTGTAGTCAATAATCAAAGATGGGGAAGTTCAACTCAACCACGTTATATAGGTTTATATAAATATGATTATAGAACTGCACAAGTAAAAGAAATTTTTTATAAATACATAGGAGATTATGATAATCTTACATCAAGAGAAGGAATATTTATAACAAGTTTAAATGGCAACTTATATATAAATTATAATGATAACTATAACTATACTAATAAAACAGCTAATTATAGTTATCAAAGACTTGTAAATGATACTTGGAGTCCAATATTATTATATGAAAATGTTTTATATAGTATGGAACGTGAGTTAAGTTTTACGGATAATACTTATAACTTAATATCAAATATTGAAATTAATTCAAATCTAAATGCTACTTATTGGAATTTTATAACAACAAAAGAGATTTATAATAATACTAACTATAATGGTTTACCATATACCGACTATAATTCAATGATAGCAGATACAGGGTTGCTATATGGAGAAGATGGAATATTATTTGCAAGAGATATATATAATAATACAATGATAGAAGGAACAACCACTTCAACACTACAAGTACCCAACACTTTATTAAATGATGTCGATATAACTCAAAAGAAACTATTAGGAGAAACAAATACAGTTCTAATAAACGATACCAGAACAATAACAAAGAATATATATGAAACATTATATATAAACTTTATAAGGAGTTTAGCAGTAAAGGATGAAGATACAAATACTTATTACCCTACTACTGCAACTTATATAAATCAAAATTTAAATACAGGTACAAAACAAAATTGTGAAATGTCTTTTGTAGGAAAAGTACGAATCAATTATCAAGATAGTACATTAATGCAAACACTAGAGTGGACTTTTAACGTAGATCATTATGAAACAAGTTTTGTAATAGATACTCACGATGAAATACCAACATCAATAGACTTTATGAGTAATGATGAAACGACAATATATATAACAAAGAACTTAACTTTACAAAGTAATAAATACTACAAAGTAAATCAAAAGTTAAGGATAGAATAAAGGAGATGATTATATGGCAATAGCTGAAATATCTTTTAGTGATAAAAGTGATATTAATACAACATCTACACCAGAAGTAAATAAAATAACTGCTTCAAACTTAAACGAAATCAAATCAGTAGTAAATACTAATGCTAATTTAATGGGAGATTTAGAAACCTTAACAACAAGTGATAAAAGTTCAGTAGTAAATGCTATCAATAGTAAGATAACATCTTATAACATAGTAGCAGGTACTCCAGTAAAGACAGGTAAACAAATAGAAGGATATGATGAATATGTAGTAAGAGTAAATCTAGGAAGTTTACCAAACAATGCAAGTAAAGATTATTCTTTAGGTTTTTCAATAAACCAATTAATAAATGTAGAAGGTAGTTCAATAAGAGCAAGTGATGGCAATATATTCCCACTACCATTTGTATCTACTGAACCAAGTGCAAATATAACAGTTTTAATGTTTAACACAAGTACATTAAGAATAACTACAGGAAGTGATAGAAGCAATTTAACTGGGTACTTGAATATTTACTATATATAGAAAGGAGTTGATTAGATGAATATTAAAGTAAATTCTCATACATTAGAGATAGAACAAAACATAGATATAAATGCAGGAGAATATAATATAACAACTTTAAACTTTGAATTCAGTGAAGAATACGAAGGACTAACAAAAATGGCAGTATTTTCAAATTGTGAAACAATATTAAAGACTGCTATATTAGATAATCAATGTACAATACCATTTGAAGTATTAGAAGAACCTGGACAAGTTCTATTAGGAGTATATGGTTATGAAGGAGAAGGAGAAGAATTAGAATTAAGATATTCTCCAGAACCACAATACTTTAATGTAAAATATGGTTCTTATCAAAATGGTGGAGAACCTGAAATACCACCAAAAAGTGAGTGGGAACAATTAGTAGAAGAAATAAATGAAGCAATAACTGAAACAAATAATCTAAATATATCAGCTACAAAAGAGAATCATACTACTACAATAACTATTACTCATAAAGATGGAACAAGTTATGACGTTGAAGTATTAGATGGGACATCAATAAAAAACATGGAAATTGTAAACGGGCATTTGGTGGTAACTTATGATAGATAATTATAAATTATACTGCTTTACAAATTTGATAAATGGCAAACAATATATTGGAATTACAAAGCAAGATATAAACAAGAGATGGAGAAACGGTAAAGGATATAAAAAACCAACTAGGATAGGTAGTGCAATTGCTAAATATGGTTGGAATAGTTTTAAAAAAGATGTATTATTTGAAAATCTTACAAAAGAAGAAGCAACAAGTTTTGAAAAAGAATATATAAAAAAATTAGACACTATGAACAATGGATATAATATTCAAGAAGGTGGCTTTAATAGCAATAACGGAGTTGTTAGTGAAGAAACAAGAAAAAAATTAAGTTTATCACATAAAGGTCAACACAGTTCTCCATCAACCGAATTTAAAAAAGGAGAAAGAAGCAAAGCACATTATAAAATTATAGTTCCTGTGTATTGTGTTGAATTAGATAAAACATTTGATAGTATTGCAATTGCCGAAAAAGAGTTAAATATAAGTCATCACATTTGGGACTGTTTAAGAGGAAAAAGAAATAAGTGTGGTGGATATCATTGGAAATACGCAAAGGAGATGATGTAATATGTCAAGACAAGTAGATTTAGGTCAAATAGTACCAAATATACAAGTAGGAACAACAACAACAGGTTCGCCAAGCACACCAGCAAGTGTAGTAAATGTAGGAACTGATTTAAACCCAATTTTTAACTTTACAATACCAAAAGGAGAACCTGGTGCAATAAAAATGCAAATTGTAAATGTTCTACCAGAAACAGGTGAAGAAGATACAATTTATTTAGTACCAAATACAGACCCTGAAACACAAAATAATTATGATGAATATGTATATGTCAACGGACAATGGGAAAAACTAGGTGGAGTACAGGTTGAAGTTGACTTAACTGATTATGTTAAATTTACTGATTATGCTTCATCAAGTAAAGGTGGAGTTGTAAAGACTTCAGTAAATTATGGTTATGACATATATGATGGTATGTTATATGCTAGAAACTATAATTATAGTGAATATCAAAATAAAGGTAATTCAATGTTTATAGGAAAAGCAACACTAGAAAACGTAATCACTGGTAAAGGTTTAATTACAAACACAGTAAATAACTTAACAAACTATTATACAAAAACCGAAATAGATAACACAGTTGGAGATATAGAAAACATATTAGAAACATTAGATATAGGAAGTGGTGTTTAATGAGTATAGCAAGTAGAATAGAAGCAATAGAACAACACTTAACTGATGATTATAGTGTTTTAACTCTAGCAGGAGCAGACTTAACAAATGTCGATAAAAATATCCTAAATCTAAAACCAACTTGGAAAGAAAGATTACTATACTTTATGAATAATGGAACTCAACAAGTATGGGATAACTGGGAAAAAGTAAATGGTACAGGAACAACCCTAACCCTAAATAATACCGAAGAAGCACCAATGAGTTTAGTATATAAAGGAAATACCTTACAAAATGGAGAACCTACACCAGATAGTCCTGTACCTATCCAAGTAGTAAGTGGAGATAATAGTATAGAAGTATGTGGGAAGAATTTAGCACCAACAGACTGGGCAAGTGATTTTGTAAGCAGGGTAAATGATAATTCTAAAGCAAGTTTAGTTATAGAAGATAATAGAAATTGTGTATTCTTTTTGAGAAATACAGGATATGGTGAATATGATACCAAATATTTCTTTAAAACAAATTGGAAAGAAAATACACAATATACAATTAGTTTTTATATAAAGCCAACTGCAACACAATCAAACCTATCTTTTTTATATACTGACGGCACAAATAAAACACTTTCAGATAGTTTAATTGCAAATGTATGGCAAAAATTAACAATAACAAGTCTTGCAAACAAAACACTTGAAAGAATACAAGGCTATTGGGCATCAGGGGAAGATTATGTAGATATAGATACATTTATGGTATATGAAGGAACTGAAGCAACAACATATGAAGCCTATACAGGAGAAAGTTATCCTATTAGTTTAGGGGGTAAAAATTTATTTGATGCAAGTACATTTCATCAGGGAGATATTACAGGAAATTATCAAACAACAAGAATA